AGGAACTAAGAGTACTATCAATATCACGAAGTTTAGGAACGTCACGATCCATCTTTTCGTCAAGATGCTCATAGTACGCCTCTACAAAGGATATGAGAAAGTCACCATTTTCCTTATAGACATCTGGAAATTGATCAGCTATCTCTGCATAGATACTACTTCTCAGGTTCAAAGCCATGAATTATGATTCCAATGGAGATACAGTTATAAGAACATCTTCACCACGAATCACGATGATACGATCTTTTGGAGGACGAATATCCTTGTTCGTTGTGTTAGCAGTAAACTTAATTGCCTGATTCTGGAATGAACTAATGTTTAGATTAGATAACTTGATGGCGCCTGTAGCATAATCAACAGTTCCAACAGACGATTTAAACACACTCTCAACAGTAGTATCACCAGTCACTAGCATAATGTTTCCTTTACCATCATCCTTTGCTGATACAAGTGATCCATCAACAGTAAACTTACTAGATGATACAGCAGGCTTGAATGTAGTAAAGCCTTCTACGTCATCAAACGGATAAGGTTTAACTAACTCAGACTCAAATGAGAATGATGGACTTGTTGCTAGATTAAGTGTAGGAACATACTCAATAATAGGCTTGGCCACAATATCAGAAGATACAATAGATCCGTCAACAGTATCAAGGAATGCCGCTAGTCTTGATTGACGAAGTGTCTTATTAAAGTCATTGAGGTTTGTATTCTGATATGCTATAATAGAGTCATTTAACTCAGATCGAATCTGGGCTGGCGACTTGTTAGTTACATTAGGATCATAGACAACATTAATGTTAGCACTAACATATAGAAACTTAGCAACAACAAAGACAGGCTCAATTGTTAATGGAGTCTTATCCTTTAGATAGTTCTTGAAGTTAGCAATCTCATAGTCAGCCGCACCTTCACCACCAGTTACATCAACTGAGATAATTACTTTTCCGAACTGAGGAGGATCAACTTCATCACCACCATATACAGAGATTGCTTGAATATTAGGAAAGCGAGAACGTAGTAGAGTCTCGTAGTCTCGTTTCGTTACTGCTCTCTCTTGTACTTGAAACGCCTTAGGAGCGAACGTCCGAATTGACTCTATATCTTCAGCCATCGATCCGCCCGATGTAGAAGTCGTGACATTCACAGTTATAGAACTCGCTCCGCCAAAAGCGCCAATCGTCAATGAAGTCACTCCATTAGCGGAAGGGCCAGAAGATATTCTATACTCTGCTTTAATGATATCAGTTGCTGTAGGTTGTACTCCAAACTTGTTCTGTCCAAACTGTAGAGAGTACTTTCCGTCATTCTCAGGTTGTAGATAGAAGACTTTATCAGTTGAAGAAACACCAAAGATATCACTTCTATATGTGTACGTCTCGTTATTAACAGTGACTTTAAGAGACCGAGTATCAATAGCATCATTACTGAGAGTAGTATGAGATATCGTGAGAGTTTCGTTAATAACACGGCCTTCAAATAGATCGACATTCTCAATAACATATAGACTATTATCACCATTAGATCGTACAGCAGTATGTGCTTTATCTGTTAATAGATTATATGTCTTGTTACCACATCGTCCAATGAACTTAGTATTAGCAGGAATGTTAAAGTAGTTACTGTCTAGATTGGGGGCGACTACATTAATCGTTGCTTTAGCACTTGCACTACGTCTACTTGTAGGCATATAGTTAAGTTCTTTAGCATGAGACAATACGCTATTACGTTGACTAGCACTATCCAGAAACATCTCGGATATCATCATGTTATAATAGTAGTTGTTATAAAACGTATTATATGATAGTACATCAAGTAGCACATTCGTATTAGAGCCTTCGTAGTCAAAGTCCTTGAAACGATCCTGATTCTTTAGAAACGTCTTGAGTGCTTCTTTAGTTTCAGCGAAGTCTAAATTTTTTATTGGTGACAAGTTGGCCATGTGTCTATCTTACCCTATTAAGATCAATTGTAAGTTCTGAAGTGTTACTAGTATTTATCACAGAGAATACTATTCTTACTCTCAGATCGTTTGTGTCTATGTTAGCTTCAACTTCTACGTTGTGAAGATTACATCTCGGTTCATATGTATTAATCGTATATCGAATATTGTCTTTCAGTAGTAATATAGTGTTGGGATCTATGTTCTCAAACAATGATCCTCGTATATCACATCCTATATTAGGCTGAAATAAACGCTCTCCACGATCCGTCATAACGAGATTATGTATGCTCTCTTTTACAGCATTCTCGTTAATACGTCTACTCAGATCCTTACGGCCGGGTATCTGCTCTAGATTCCTTGTGAAATCAGAGAAGAACTCTTGTGATCGTGTGCGTGGCGTTAATGACATTTCTTTTATCCTTTATAGTGTATTTATATGCTATGCTTTAGGTCGTTTGCCTGATTTATCAAACTCTTCTAGTTCTTCTTTTGTCATCTGACGTATTGACTTTAAACCTCTACTATTATATGCTTGATCAACCTCTCTCATTATACTCTCAGACTCAAAAGATCTTGCAGAATCATTCTGCTGTCTTGCGCTCCTGAGTTGTTCAAAATACTGGGCAGTCTGCTCTTCAGTTAAGTCTTCAGTAGCTATTGTACTTAAATCAATTCCCTCGACTTCCTCCCCCTCATCACGAACTTTTCTATGTCCATCACTATCATGCTTATTCATAATCTTCTTGATATCAGCTAGATCGGTACCTGCGAACTGTTCAGTAGGAGATATATCAATTCCCTTATCTCCGGCCACCCATGATCTTCTTGTTCCTACGTCTAGATGAAGGAATGTCTTATATACTCCTATGCCTGAGAATCCGGCTTTACTGGCGGCTATAATAGTATCTTTTCTATTCTTATCATTGATAGAGATATCTACAGCAAATCCTGTTAGATGTATATGATTAGATGTACCGCCCATAGTAGCAGTTGTATTAGTCTTCTTCTTCACTCCATTAGTGACTTCATATTCCGCATCTGTCGCTTTAACAATACGCAGTAACTTACTCCATACAGAGTTATCGACATCCTGCCATTCTTTGTTCTTGACAACACTAGAAGAAAATGTTATACTATCGCCTAGTCCTGCATCACTAATCTTATTAATAATCTCCATCTCTTCTTGTGTTGGACAAGGATCTGTGATATGATCTTTAGGCACTTTAGACTTCTTAGACTCTTCGTTATTCTTCTTAATGACTTCCTCTCGCTTCTTGAGACGCTCCGCAGGCGCCACTCGTACTGCTCCATTCTCTACAGCTTTCATAGTCTGTTTAAGTCCTGCTGACTCTAATGCCCTTGTCTCGTTCTGTGTTACAATAGCGATTCTCTGTACTTCATTTGCATCTCCCATAAGAAGTGCTTGTAACTGCTCAGTAAATCGGCATAGCTGATACATAAGCATAAGAGCATTCTCTAGTGTCAGACGTTGAAAGTTGGCCACCATGTTATTAATGAATGTATCAATCTCGTCTCTAATACGCTTTATATTCTCTTCAGAGAAGAACTCGTTAATCTGATCTATCTTCTTTCTCATCTTCTTAAAGAAAGCCTTACTCGCACATCCCATATTCTTGAGTTGTGGAATAATGCTATTAACAGTCTTGAGAACTTGACGCTTGATCTTCTCAACTAGCTTTTTAATAGTGTCCTTAATCTTCTTCTTAATGGCATCGATCTTTAGCTTCTGTGCTAGTTGAATAGCAAGCTTCTTTGGATCAAGATCTTGAATCTTAGCTAACGTAGCATTCAGTGTATCAAGTAATTGAAATACTCCAAGCAACTGCATTAAAGCATTTCCGAATGCTCCACAAGTACCCGCACTAATAGATGCTCCTAGATTCTGATTATAGTAGAAGTCAAGATCTCCTAATAGGCCACCTATGAACGCATCCGTTAACTGATTACTATTTGCCCCATCTAGTCCTCCGTCTTTTGAACTATATCCTACATAGGGCCCCAGAGTGTTTCCACCCCCTGATCCAGTATTCTTTCCTCCGTTTCCTTCCTGAAAGTTGTTCAATCCGTTAAGAAGATCATTAACATTTTCATTATTATTGATAGCAAATGCCGCTATCTCAGTAAACGTCAGAGGAAACTGATCGAATCTTTCCTTGAGTGTATCAAATCCAGTTAGATCAGATGCTCCCAATAACCCATTTAATCCATTTGTCAAGTCAATAATAGCATTACGATTTAACCCGGCCGATCCGAATGGATCAGAATCATCAATCAGAGACGATACATCAATGAGATTATCGAATAGCGCACTGTCATTCCCCAGAGTAGATCCGGCTTTGCCCGCTAGTGGTGTTGTGTTATCACATTCTATTGACATATTTCTCTCTTTTCTTTAAATTAATTGTTGACAATGTACAAATTTGTGTTATAATAGAAGTTGCAACTTTTATATTTGTCATGTCACCGGGTTATAACCTGGTCGACCTGGCTTTAAAATAACTCTTGACAATGTACAAATTTGTGTTATAATAGAAGTTGCAACCTTTATATTCTAATCTAAGTTATCTCCCGATCCCATAACTCCTGTTATGATCGGCTTCAATCTCTCTACTAATCTCTTCAGTTTAGGGAACAATGAATTAGTTATCTCAGGTGGCTTGACAACAGCGGCTAATTCTGTTACACTTATATTAGGAACTGCTCCTAATGCGCTCTGTACTATCTGAGGAGCAAGAGACGATGTTACTGTTCCTGTCGCTAATCCACCTGTAGCACTTGCTGTTCCGTTACCAATATTGACTAATGTTCCGTCTAGATTCACTAATGCACCCGCCCCCAATCCAAGCTGTGCTGTTGAGTGGATATCTAATGTTCCGATACTCTTAATTCCAAGTGCGGCACCACTATTTATTCCCATGATTCCCAAAGCATTAATGTTCATAGTCGCAAGTGCATCAATTCTTAATGATGTCTTACTACTAATGTCAACCCCAAGATGAGCAACATCTGGATAAGGAAGTACTTGTGCCGATATAGCAGGCGTTCCTGTACTATGTATCTTCGTGTAAGCAAGACTGTATAGATTTGTCTTATATGAGTCAACATGAAAGTCTCCTCCATCTCCTGCTATATTACCCGGCATGAGACACTTGAAGTACATTCCTCCCAGATTCGTCATTGCTTTTAGATTTGCTTGAGCCACCATATTGATATCATCTGCTGTAGCATGAAGTCCTATTCCTGCTCCTGATACATTCGTTTTAAGTGCGCTATGTAGATTGATATTACGAGCGGCTCTTACGTTAAAGTCATTACACTCGATATCAAGGTCGCCTTTAATCTTAATCGTTCCTGCTTTCCCAACTTGTAATGTATAGTCTTCGCTAATGTTCTGATCAAACGATCCCTGAACATTCGTTGCTTCACATCCCTCTGTTGAGTTATACTTGTCTCCAAATGCTTTAATAAAGACTGTGCCGTTAGCATCTATCTGTACAACTGATCCTGAACTATGAGAGATCAAAAAGTAATCACTAGCGTCTCCATCTTCTCCTGATCCCAATACAATGAAGTTATCACCGTCCTTTGACTGTAATACTCTATTCGTATAGTTATTCTCAGGCATCATAATAGCGGGTTCATCAAACGATCCCCCATCAGCAGTCTCTATATTGCTTCTCTGATAGACTCGCTGATTCACTCCCTGTCCCATTCCGGCATCTTCTCCAGTCACATATCGATGACAATGTGGCTCGCCCCATTTATGAATAGCTTCTGGAGGAGTGTATCCGTCCTCTCCTGGCTCACCAGATCCTGCTGGAAATGACAAATTCATTCCCGGTAGTCTGCCCATAACGATGGGTTGTTGCGCTTCTCGTCCATCAATAAAGAATCCAAACACCCAGTCTCCGACACTCGGAATGATAGGAGACGTTCCATAAGTTCCGTCTAATACAGTGGCCCAAGGCAGATACGCTGTAGGAACACTATCTTCATTTGTCTTAGCATCACGAGGAGGATGTATTCCAAACGCTCTCACTCTCACCCGCCCACTATTTGTTAGATCATGAGCGTCTTCAACGACTCCCACAAAGTGTAACATATTGTCAAATCCTGCGCTCATTAATCTTCATCCTTTAGTGTATTATATCTCACCGGGTTACAACCTGGTCGACCTGGCTTTAAAATATTTAAAATAACTGTTGACAAACCGTAAAAATATGGTATAATGGAAGTAACAACCGAAGCATTCATCATACTAGGCCACCCCTAGATAAGCCAATCGACTGAGTATAGTCATCCCCTGAAAATGAATGTGTAATAGAAGTCACTACATATTTACCACTTCGCTGAGTATCCTTCTCTCTTGTCCCCTGCGGCGTATGACTAAACTTAATCAAATCAAGATTAATCATCATGCCTGGGTAGAGTTCAATCCTTCCCTTAATAACAACATTAAACGAATTACGCTTTAGATGATACTGTGTAATGGGCTTTGCTGTATAGTTCTCATAGAAGTGCTGATAAGGCCGAAGCATATTATCCTTTCCTTCGTTCATTCCTATCTGTGGAAAGTCTGTAATCAGTATCTGTTCAGGCGCCTCGTGTGTCGGCATATAAGTGTTGACAAACTCCTGCGAATGTGTTAGAGAAACTTCCTCGGGCATCTTATGGCCATCGTATTCTGTCGTGTAATCATAGTCTCTTGATATGCGTGTTCTCGTATTGATGTCGAGTTCTGTCACGCTCCGCCTGTATGCGCCTTGCTTTATATCAGAGAATGTATCGACCTTTGAAGGAAATGTAATCTCGTTTATACTCTGCTGTGCTATCCTTTGGCCTGGCCCCGTATTGTCATTTAACGTGTTGTATATAAAAAATAACGGGTTTATTTCTTCCCCACTTTTCTCCCCCAAATCGCCATATTTTCCCACTAAGTACTCAAACGTACAGAAAAAATACTTCTCTCTCGTCTCAAAGAATCTAAATGATGATGTATTATTCTCACTGCTATATGCTCTTCTAGATAAAAAGTGCATTGCGGCGTCTGGTTTAAGACAAGGAATGACTAATGTCTGTTCTCCATCTGTTTCTTCTATCTCTATCTCTTTATCTACTGACTTATCGCCTGTAATAAAGTAATCATTATAGATAGTTTGTGCTATTTCTGATATCTTTTGTTTAGCAAAGGACTTTCTTATCTCTTTAGTATCAGAGAATAGCTTTTGTTTTGTAGTAAACTTAATAGTATATGACTGCATTCTATCATTAATAGATGATTCAGGACTTATATCTTCAATAGCATATAGAAAAAATTTCTGCGTGGCGCTTTTACCATAGAAGTCTTCGTAAGTGATTTCAATTTCTTCTTCTCCTCGTAGCGGAACGTCTTCAAGGAGGTTATCTGATTCGTGTATAACTGCGCTTCCAGTGATATAAGGCGAACCCATTGCTTCTGAAAGACTCCAGTTGACAATGACCTTTGATAGTTCTATGTGATCAGATATAGTATTCTCCCTATTATCGAACATAGGTCGAACTTTAAATGATCTTAGAACATAATATCCTGCTTGTGCTTGACTACTTGGCATTTAATTCTTCTTTTAATTGACTATCAATATCTTCTAGATAAGATTTATTCGTTAAAACAATCTGTCGCCTTGACTCATTTAATTGAAATTCGTAGTCATATACTCGAACTGGATAGAACTCAGACTTTTCGTTATCGTCTTGTGCTAGATAGGAGGCTCGATTGAGTCTAATATTAGAGTCAGAATGTGATCTATACTCTACGATATTAGCACCGAGAGTAGCGTTCTTACTCCACTCAATGACTGCGTATCCTGTTGTGCCTGATGCGCTTGCATACTCACTCATAATGTATCTTTCAAATGCATTATGATTCTTCGGCCACTGTGTATACGGATCAACAATATCATTAGATGCTAATACTAACCAAGCGTATGACGGATCATCATAGTAATAATATGCGATATCTTCAGGCCTTTCTCCCTCTTTTATTGTGTAACTCATATAAGATAGAGCGTTAGATTTTGTCCCTTTTAATAAAGCGGCTTTGCGAGTAATGTCAACAACTTCTTGACCATTAAATGATGTTGTAGGAAATCTACTAAAGTATGACACAATTAAAATCCTCCCGGCACTTCAGGAAATCTATACACTGGATTAGTTGATGATGCAAGTTGTTCTTGAGTCTTTCCTGTTGACTCAACTGCTTCAGTTATAGGCATAGTTGTTTCTACTGTCTCTCCAGTAGGCAAAGTATTAGTAACAGTTACTTCATCACTTGACTGAACAGGCGCATCTGTTGGAATTTGTCCAGTAGGATTACTATTAACAGTATCACTATCTTCTGCATTATCCACATTATCCGCACTATCCTCCAACACTTGTTCTGTCTTTTCAGGAACGCTTTGAATTTCTGTTGTTGGATACTTGTCTACGTCACCTTTTGTATGAATAAATGCTTCGTTTAATGTCATTGTAATACGAATAGCAGATGGCTTACCGCCCTTATTAACTGCTAATCCATTAGGAGTATAGTCAACATTAAACTGTGATATCATTGACGTTTTAAATCTAAAGTAATATTCTTGATCAACTCCCATTAAATAAATATTAACCATTGAGGGATATCTAAGAATACCTTTATCCATAACACTCATTCCCCTTTCTTGACCTTCTGCGTCATTTCCTAGTGGGCTTGTTGCTTCTGGTAAAATATTCGATTGAATAATTTTAATAATATCTTTTAATTCACGTTGCTCTTCTTCACTTTCTGGTGATAATAACCACTCAAGCGAATGTACTTTAAGATCGACTCCCTTAAATACTAGAGATGCGAATGGGTTGACTGCGTTTCCTTTTCCTTGTCCAACTCCGGCCAATATATCAGGCGCTACTTTACCTAATCCCGCCTTTGCTAAATATAGTCCAGTGTTCGATGCTTTATCCATTGCTGATGATAGTGCCGCTACAGCATCTTTTTGTCCAGTAGCAAAGCCCGCAATTGAATCAATTCCCTTTCCAATCGAGTCAACAAAGCTTGAGCCAACTGACTTGGCCGCTT